AAATGATAGAACCTCTCCAATTTCCAAACATGCGTGAAACATGGGCCATTGGTGTCTCATGAACGGAGTAATAGTCATTATAGAAACCTCCCAAACCACAAACAGGATTGACGGATATTTGATATATATTATCGTCTTTACCAGCTGATTGTGTCCATTCAGAAGTACCCAACAATGAGGATTTTTGTGCTATATAGCTGATGGCCATTTCATCATCAGCATTTAAACCACTAATGCCAGGATCAATAGTTAATTCATTCTTGGGATCCAAGGTTAACTTTTCAATAGGCACACCAATTTGAGCTGAAGCAAATGCATGATATGGCTGATTTTTAAAAGGCATAACGTCCTCTATAACGGGGACGTTAGTAAAACCAAATAAACCAGCAATTGCACCAACAGCATCAGCTGCAAAGGTGGTGGCTTTAGCAAACACACCGATAACTGGAACTTGTTCAATAGCTCGGCTAACCGAAGCAACAGCAGTTGCTGTTCGTTGAACAGGACCCTCACCATATTCATCAGAAGATTGAACACTGAGAGTAGTAGCTCCAGTAAGGCAAACATTTTCAGCCCATGCGTAAACGTTAATAGTAACGTTACCAGTAGCTGTACTGTTTGCTGCTCTGAAATCAGAATATTGGAAAAGTGTGATCTCACCCATCTCTTCTAAATCCTGATTGGTTAAAGGTAGCCAGTCACGATAATAGAAGAAAGGACAGATAATCTCACCACCTTTATTTTTATGTGATTCAATCATAACATTTGGTCGCTGACTTAGCATAACACGTTCACTGTAATCCAATGGTGTGGTAGGTCTTAGATCCTCGTTAAATTCATGAAGAGGTTGATATGCTGCACAATAGTTACCATAAATAAATGGTGAACTATTTACAACAAATTTCAACTTCAAATCACAACGAATATAGGCATAATTATCCAATTTCTTCTTGATCCTTGTATTTGTAAAATAATTCAACCAAGGAAAGAAAGTTCGAACATTGCTAAACGTTTCTCCCTGTGGTATTGAATAAGTTTGAATGAGTGTAGGACGTTGCATGAATTCATTCAATGCATACGACTCAGCTAAACCCATGTGAATTGGATCCAGAACTGAAGAATCACCTGCTTGATGATCTTCAATACCTTCTGCAAATTCTACAACTTCGTGCTCATCATGTGTGGCATTAATACCATTATCTTGATCTTGCACGTCATCAGAAGATTGAATCTGCAGATCCACAGAATGATCTAACTGTTTTTCTAACAAATCAATTCTGGCTTCTAATTCTTCAATCGTGACTTGATTTGAGAGGAGTTGCATCTCTACAGTCAACATTCTCTTAATCAAACCACGTTGGTTTTCATCAATTTTATTAATTTTTGTAAGATTATTTCCAAGTAAATTTAAATTCATGTATAACGCTACTTTACGTACAGACATATATGCGAATTGTTTGGTGACTAACTAACACCATCCTTTAAAAAGGATTTTGGGGATCGCCCTAGTAAGTAATCAATAGTACTCCATTCTCTCCACTTCCAAGCTTCGCAACGCTATTGGTTGGAGCAGTAACTAGTACTAACGAGTCTCTTTTGCTTTGTAATTAAACAGGCCATGACTTACGACCTACCAGTTTATAGTCTTGGCAGACTTAGACCAGATTAAGCTCTGGGAACTGCAGACTGGAATCTGTCATTTAACTCATCCCACAATGGTAATGTGGTTTCAGTGACGTAAAATTCCAGTTTGTTTTCAGCTATAATATCTTCAAATATTTTGCGTTTTTCTTCAAACACTTCTTTTCCATAGAAGAAGTATTCACAAATTGCACTGGAGATAATAGCTACTGACTGAGCTTCTGGTGAAAGTGTTTTACTTGCAACACCAATTGTAAGACTCTTTAAAATAGAATCTTCTTCAAGGGGTGCAAGATAAGCTTTCACATCCTTATCCCATCGCCACGTTCTTTTTAAAAAAGAACAATCGGCTAAGTTAATATAAGGAATAGATGCAGTCTCTTTATCAGCCATAGTATACGTGATACCAGCATCAGCTAACACACGTTGAATAGTACTATGATTGAAAAATGGTGCTTCTTTTGAAACTCCCATGATGTTATCATCACCATAGGTCATTAAAGCAACATGCTTTTTGAACTTTTTGGCATTACCATCGGGACTTAATTTAGCATAACAATATCTCATATAGAGAGCATTAGCTAAACCATTAACTATAACAGTTAAGGGGTGTCCAGAAGGATTACTTCCATAAAATTCAATCAAATCACCGTTAAGATCGACTAGTGGGAATGCTGTATCTTCAGCAATGCCTTGAACTACTTTCAAGTCGCTTTCAGAATATCCAGCTTGTTTACACAAGCGACGGATAATATCAAAAGCAGCAAGAATGATGGTACTGGGCATTGACTTATCAAATGCAGCATAATCACCAGCAACCATACGGTTTTCACCAAATTGTACTAAATAGGTACGAATGTTTTCCCACTCACGGGAAGCAGCATTCGTGCCTGGCGCACCTTCAAAAATGAATCTATTGTTCTGCATAACTCTAATCACAGATAAGAGATATTTACGCACAACAAAAGACCAATCAGCAGGTGCTCCTGTGAAGACTCTCGTCTTCTTCTTCTCAATTTTAGTGAATTTAGTGGCTTCATCCTTTAGATGACCACAGAAGTTAGGCATGTAACGTTTTCCATCATGATAATTATCAATCACAATTTGAACACGATCCATGATTTCTTCTGTGAATTCAACTGGTTCAGATAAACCATCTAAAGCTGGAATGGGTCTAAGAAAATTTTTCTTAGTCTTTTTCCATGGATTTCCAGCACTAGTGCTTCTGTTAATTTTATCAACAAAAGCAACACCTGGTGCTCCATTCAAAGTTGTGACATCATCATAAACCATGATGTCATCCCAATCAGCTTGAGACAAACCGCTAATGATATCAGTGTAATATGATTCAACACAGTCATTTAGGACATTATTATCCAATTTAACAACTGGGTGAATCATATCATTCAGAGCAATATGCCAAGGTTCCCAACCTTTCATAATTGGGGCACCATGTTTGACAATCACACCACGCTTCTTCATAGAATCAGCAATGTAAGTTTCCTGTACATTAGATCTATGATTGGCGCGATGTCCATCAAAAGAACCATAAACATTGGCTGTTCCATCAGCAAACCACCTAATAGGTGCACGTTGACTTAAATCATTTAAGTTACGTTGAGCTGATGGAGCACT